GGGTGGTCTAATCTGTGTCTCATACCGTCTCCACTGTGTATCCTGCAGCCTCAAGGTCTGCTTTCTCCCCTGGGCTGACTTCGTATGAATATCCGCCGATGTAGGCAACCTCTGCCTCTGCAATCTCCTCTGATGAGGGATATCGGAGTTCGTAATACTCGCCGTCTATCTTAAGGACTGTGACGCCTCTTACGAGCCTGTAACGGCTGAATAAGCGACCTTCGCCTGCAGGGCCTTCGCTCACTGTAGGTGTTGTGAATCTATATGCCATTTAGCCTCCTAAGCCGTTTTATGGATAGAGCAGGAGTTACCCCCTGCCCCACCCATCTAATTACTTAGATTATGGACGAACTGATGAAGCAGTTTCGATGCGGTATAGAGCCTCTGGACGGTAGATAGACCAGTTGATGATTCCATGCCAGCCGACTGGACGGAAACGGTTCAACTTGTCAACAACGTTACCAAACTCAATGCCTGGTTCCTTCCATACTGCTTCAGCAAGTGCTTGCTGTCCTAGTACGTAAGTGTTGTAAACGCGTGCCTTTGGAGTAACTGTAAGTGTGTTTGTTCCAACAGTTCCTGAGTTAGCGACAGACACTGTGAATGTAGTGTTTGTTGCACCAACTTCAATTGCTGTAATCAAAGCACCTGAACCTACGTTAGTACCTGAGATTGCATCTCCTACCTCAGCAAGGCCACCGAATGCAGCGTTTGCTGCAACGATAGTAAATGCACCTGATGCGCCTGATACTGCTGATGCAGTAGCAAGTGCTGTTAGCGCCTTACCTGAAACTGTGTTTGTCATGCGTGGTGTCTCGATAAAACGAACACCTTCCCATGCGCCAAGTTCGCCAGCAAGTAGTGGACCAACATTCTGGTACTCATGTGGTGTACGCCAGATGTTGTTACCTGTCTCTGTACGGAGGTCATGTGAAACTTCTGGGTGGATGTATGAAACATACATTCCGCCACGAGTTAGAACATTAGCAGCACGCAACTTTGTTACAGCGTAACGTACGTCGCGTCCCTTGAATGTGTCTGTTGTGTCAATTGTTGACTTAGCAGCAGTTGTTGAAAGTGCTCCACCAGATTCGCGGATAACATTTGTACCTGCATCTAGGATAGCGGCAATACCGTTATCTAGTGTGGTTGCCATGTTGAACGCAACTGCGTTAGCAATCCATGGGTCAACATCAGCAAGAGTCATTAGTGACATCTTACGTGTTGGGAGTACTACGCGACCTAGTTCTGTCTGTGAGACATCTAGAGTTGTTGTTGCTGGTAGTGCTACTGCATCTGGGTCTACAGTCTCAGTGAGTGTTGCACCAGCAATTGTGGTGTCAGCAATATCATTGTGGAACTGGAAACGAATTGAAGAACCGTCGTGAGTTGGGTTTCCGACCTTCTTGTCCGCAATTGCGCGGAACTGTGGTGTAGAACGTAAGTTAATTTCAATTAACTTGTCATACGCCAAGGTTACTAGATTGGAACCTAACCCAGAGGTTGTAGTGGTAAAGACATCAGCCATTTGGCGATATCCCCTTTCTGGTTAGTGTGCGGTTTAGTTACCGCTTAGAATGGATAAAATCTCATCCTCTGAACCTGCATTCGCAATGCGATTTAGCAAGTCATCTGATGAGGCTGGTGTCTCAGCACCTGTGAGTGCACTATCCATACGTTGCATCGCTGCGATATCCTGTTGGGCAACCTTTGACTTTTCTGACGGCTTATATCCGAAGACATCACCATTACTGTCTAGCCAGGCCCCGATAGCATCTTCAGATGCTTCGATATCTGATGGTATGAATTGTGCAATCTTAGGATTGACACCTCGGGATGCAAGTGCATCCTTCAAAATCCGCTCTTTCTGGGAATTAGTTAGGTCACCCAAAGTTGACTCTAACTCCTTGTTTCGCTTCTGTTCAGCCTTTAGAGCCTTACGAAGTTTCTTTACCAAGTCGGTATCTGAATCAAACGATGCATAAGTATCGTCGTCTTCTTCGTCATCCCATATGTTGTCGCGGTTATCGCTCATAGCGATTTTCTCCCTTTATTAGTAGTTGTCGCACACCTCAATCACAGAAGGGGTTCTGCTCTTGGCTTGTACTATCGGTCTTGTACACTTCACGGGGCCGATGGGTCCGCAAAGGATTTTTATATGATGCTGCTAGCGCTTCCGCTACCTAGGCCGAAACGGCTCATACCTGATTGACCTTGGAAGGCCTTGATATTCTGTTCAGCAAGTTTCTTACGACGCTGTGAAGCCATTCCTAAGAACTGCTCTGATTCAAGTTCCTTCTGAATAACTGGAGCAAGTGCGCTTGCACTCTCACCAGTCTTCTCGTACATACCTGATAGGGCTGTAACTGGATTCAACTGCTGAGCGATATTCTCATATCCTTCACCAGCAAGGTTAGTAACTTGTGCTTCTGAGTATCCCAGTGCTGATAGACGAGCAGCGGTAGCCTGAGCAGATGCTGTATCAAGAGTGATACCTGCATTACTACGGCGTACTGCTTCTGTTGCAAATGCTGCAGTCTTACGGCGAGACTCAAGTTCAATAGTACCAATTCCTGGGTCTAAGAAGAAACTTGTTAGGTCTGCGCCACCTGTAATGTAACCCAGGTCTTGAAGAGTCTTAAGGTAATTAGGGTCAGCATTGATTCCACGAAGTCGTGAAGCATTCATGCGCTCATCTAGTTCAGATACAGAAACATCATTTTGCAGATACTTCTGAATAGATTCTCTTTCACCAAACTTAGCGTTAACCTGATACTTATCAACTAACTTTCCATATCCAAGAACCAATGGAACTAATTCCTTTGGCTGCTTTGGTACCTTAAGTTGATTATTGTACGAACCAAAGTCACGATAATAAGGTGACTCAACATCTGTTCCAGCCTTACTCTTATAAGTTGGAAGATATAAATATTGGTCAACTACATCGTTAATCTCTGAATCACCTGAGAATGTTCCATCTTTAATGATGGTTCTAAAGTAAGTAACGCTATCATCAACAGTCTTTGTTGGAAGTCCTGCAGCAATTAACTTCGCACGAAGGATTAACCAAGTCTTGTCAAAAGAGTCTGTTGCAGGAGGAGTCTCTGCAGGAGGTTCTTCTTCTTCATCTTCTCCTACGTAGGGACCATCTTCTCCGCCATCTATAGGAAGGGGGTCTCCTCCTGGTGGTGGTTCTTCTCCTGGAGGAGTCTCACCTGGTGGAGGCGTTTCTCCTGGTGGAGGTGTCTCACCTGGAGGTGGAGTCTCACCTGGTGGAGGCGTTTCTCCTGGTGGAGGTGTTTCGCCTGGTGGAGGTGTTTCACCTGGAGGTGGTTCTTCATCTGGAATAATAACATCTGGGTCTAAAATTTTAGGTGTTACAACCTTAGGTGTTACAACCTCAGGTTCAGTCTTTTTAACGACTGCAGCAGCGGCTTCTTCATCAGCCTTCTTTTTAGCAGCGGCTTCATCAGCCTTTGCTTTTGCTTCGGCTTCACGCTTAAGTCTTAATTCTTCTTCGCGCTTAAGTCTTGCATTCTCAAGTTCGTCTAGACGTGCTTTCTGTGTAGCAGTTAATTCTGCTTTACGCTTAAGAGCGGCCTCTTCACGGGCTCTTACCTTTGCTTCAAGGTCAGCCTTGCGTGCAGCAGCAGCGTCTTCGCTTGCTTTTCTTTTTGCATCAAGTTCATCTTGACGTGTCTTAGCCTCTGCATCTCGCTGTGCTTTAGAATTTGCTGATTGAGTATCTCTATCTGCTTTTGCTTGAGCAGCGGCTTCTTCACGGGCTTTTGTTTTTGCATCAAGTTCATCTTGACGCGCTTTAGCGTCTGCATCATTCTTAGCCTTAGCAGCAGCCCTTTCAGCAGCAAGTGCTTTATCTGCAGCGACTTTCTGTTCTTCTGCTTTTTTGGCTGCAGCAGCAGCGGCCTTTGCCTCTTCATCTGCTGCCTTCTTAGCAGCAACGGCTTCCTTGGCTTCTTGTTGCGCCTTTAATTTAGCCTCATTTGCTTTCTTAGCAGCCTCTGCGGTCTTAGCCTCTGCAGCCTTTTTGGCTGCCGCCTCAGCGGCTTTCTTAGCGGCTGCTGCCTCAGCAGCGGCTTCTTGAGCAGCGGCTCTTGCGTCATCAGCACTCTTAGTAGTTTTTGTAACATTCTTGCTAGCAGTAGCAGATAATACTTCTGCCTTAGTTGCTGCAGTCTTACCAGCACCAGTAATGGCACCACTAACTACATCTGCTGCTTTTCTTGCTTTTGTAGCAGGAACTAAATTTACAAGTGCAGTACCAGCGCCTAATGCTGCCTGTCCTACGCCAACGCCAATGTCCTTAACATAAGAAGGAAGAGCACTTATTGCTTTACCAACATCGCCATCTACTGCATTTTGAGTGGCTTGTGCACGCTTAAAGGCATCTGCAGAGTTCTGAAAGTTAGTGATACCAGTGATGTCTTTTGCTAAATCGAGAGCAAAGGCTCCAAGGTCATCTAGACTCCACATATTATAATCCCAACTTAGATGTCAAAACATCACCGATATTGCTGTATGTTGAATAAGCATCAGAACTCTTGTCCCAGTCAGTGCTATTTCTAATAATTCCGTATGCTTCCCAGTTTGTCGCTGAGCGGATAGCACCCTTTTCGTCCTTCATGTTTACCATTTGTTTGATGATAGGAGAATCAATTGTGTATTTCTTCTTGGTTACTGACTCAGCAAGTTTGATATATTGCTCAGAAATTGTGCTCATGTCTTCACCTGATGCAAGAAGGTCAGCAGCACCAGGATTCAACTTGGCTGCAAGATTACGAATCTTCTGCTTAGCCTCTGTAATCTTTTGCTTAGCCATTTCAGAATCACCAGTTGAGATGACATCCTTGACTATCTTAGCCATTGATTCAAATGCTGGTTCCTGCAAACCATTGTTTTTGTAAGTATTGCGAATCTCATCTAGGACTACCTTAGATGCACCTGAAACCTCAGGAGTAATCTGAGTGTAATAACCTAGGTACTTAGCCAAGTAGTTTGACTGCTCTTGTTCTGTAAATCCTAGTCCGCTGCGAGTAGTTGTACTCTTGCCAGTAGACCCAGCCTTAGAGGTAGTTGTTTTACCACTTACTGTGGTTGTAACTGCCTCTTGCTTTGCCTTGGCATTGAACTTATTCATAAAGGCTGTAATCTGAGAATCTGTTGGCATCTTGCCAAAGGCTGTGTAGTAACCCTTAGTAAAGGTAGTTGTAGCATCTGACTTATCAATTAAGTTGATAGCAGTAGATGCATCTTTGCTGAATCTAGTCTTAGGGCCACCAGTGCCAATACCGTTCTTGCTCATATCCTCAAGGAATGTGAAGTACTCAACACCATTAAGACGAGCAGCAACCATGGCATCACGTAAAGCCTTAGAATCTGATAGGTCAAAAGAACCTAGTGGTGTAGTTCCTTTAGAACCACCTGCTGAACGTAGTAAAGCCTGCAGGTAGTTGGCATTGTTTCCAAATCCATCTGAACGCTTTTGAGCACGAAGGCGGTCTAACTCTTGAGCAAAGATATTACTAAATGCAACTGAATCTGCTGTAGCAAGCGCCTGGGTGTATAAAGAGTTTGGACCTCTTACCTTTGCAGCAATGGCTGCAGCATTAGAATTGGCCATGTTACCCATTGAGTAGTAAGCAGTATTTGTTCTTGATGCCATTGCTGCTTCTCTAGCCGCATCTGCTGTTTGATATCTTACTTCAGCCACTTTAGTCCTTCGCTTTCATAGTTCCTGCAAATACACGGTAATACATTGGTGCAAATGCTGGATTCTGTAGCACTAACTGATTGCCTAGTGCCTCTAGGTTTGTACGTAAAGATGTTGCATACCAGTGCGAACTACCTAAGTCTGGGTCTGCAGTCACTCTTGCGGTCTTTAATAATTCAACAGCCTCTGAATATGCTCTGTAGAATTGCAGTGTTTCATCATAAATAGGTGAATCCTGGAATCGGTCATCTGCTAAAGCCTTAGCAACATTAGCGATACGCTCTTGGTCAGTACCAACTGTTACCAATGATGCAGGTGCTGCGCCACCAAAACGCTGGTTGAGAGCATTGATTTCCTGTGCATACCAAACATCTGAATATCCGCCAGTAGCCTGCATATCAGAAATCTGAGACTTTGCCATCTTGTAGACAAGTTCTTCTGCTGCTCCTGCTAGTTCTTCGCGGCTTAAAGCCTCACGACGTCCTGTAGCCTTCTGCCATGAGTAATAGGCTGTAGCAGCCTCTCCACCAGGGAAGAAGAACGGAATAATGTCACCACTCTTTGTAGCATAAACATCTGCTACATCTGGATTCTGGTTCATGAATGTCCATGCATCAGCAGTACCAGTAACAGAACGAGAAGAACCACCCATAATTGCAAGAAGATTGTTCTCACCGAATTCTTCTGAGAACTCAGTAACAGCCTTCATGTAATCACCAGGATGCTTCTTGCTAATCTGGTCCCACATACTATAGAGCATTGTTAAACTAGCAAAGTCTAACTTACCCTTATTTGTAGGAATCTTTGTAAAGATTTCACTAGAAGGAGTAGCAGGTGCAATGTTCTGGAATAGTGCCTGTAGTAGTCCTACACCACGAGACATCTTTGCTGCATCATCAAATAGTTGATTACGGGCAGTATCATCAGCAAGTGGATTCTCTCCATACTTGCCAGTAGATGCTAGGTATGATGCCCAGTCCTTGATACCGCGTTCAACAGTCTTTGGGTCATTAATAAAATAATAGAAAGTTTTACGTAACCATGCTGGAGCAAGTCCACCGATTGCATCTTGTGATTCACCGAAAGGCATTACAACTGTGCGAATAGTTTCCCATACAGGACCAAATGCTGCTGACTTGCCAGTTGCTTGGAAAGCAAACTGTGCAGCAGGACCGAATCCAGGAACACCAGGGTTCACGTTACCAAATGCAAGGTTAAGAGCCTGCACAGGTGCTGTGATTTCCAACTTGGACATAGCGCCATTTTCAACACCAATTAGTTGACCAGCCAAACCGCCAATAAAACTACCAGCAATTGGGTAGCGGAAACGCTTCTCGCCAAACTCATCTTCGTAGATGAAGCCTTGCCCTTCGTCATACTCAACACCAGTAACGTCATAGATAACGTTAGTTCCTTCTTTAGTAAGTGAGTTGTATGCACGGCCCAACTTATAAAAGTTTGCAGGGTTCTTTACAAACAGTTCGCCCCATTTTCTAATGGTGTTAAACTGTGCTTGGATAAATGGAAATACTAAACGTAGAGCCTGTGCAGACTGTAGTTGCTGAGATGCGTCGTAGAATAATCCCTTTGTATACGCAGAAGCGTTCTTAGCAGACATAGAGTTCAACTGCTGGAGTGAGATACCTGCTTCATGCACGTAGTTATCACCACGACGAGCAAGTTCTTTTTCCATAAACTTAATAGTTGGATGCTTCTTAAGAGCCTTTCCACCAACCTTCATTCCATCAAGACTTTCGCGAGACAACTTAAGTGCCTTCTTAAGGTCATCTGTATCAAGCATATTTGCATAACGACCTACGTGGTCCCAGTAAGCCATACGGTATTCTGGTCCAAAGTTAACAACGTTTTCAATCTTAGTGTTAAGGTCGAAGAACCAGTCAACTGCCTTAGCAAATTGCTTCTGCTCTCCCTCAGCAAAACGCTTAGATGATGCAAGAAGTGCGCTACCGTTAGTCATCTCTTCGCGAGGGAAGAAACGTTCTAGTTGGTTCTTAAAA